ACCTAACCCTAGTGATCCTACAGGTAATGGTGGTGGGAATATAGCACCAGGATCAGCACCAGAACCAGGCGCACCAGGATTTACTGGAGCAGGCGGTGGCGACAATGGCGGTAATGAACCAGCGCCATCTAATGCCCCACCACAACCACCAGTACAATAATAAATAACCACTAAGTATTCCAATTTACTGGAACACTGGAACACCCCCCCCCAAACATCATTATAATTAAACAATAGGGTTAATACACCTATGGATAAACAACTGTATCGTGCGCTGCTTATGTTGGTGAACGATAAGAAATCAATGGAACTTCTAAAGGAATATGCAGAAGCAAAGATCGCACTGCACCATAAACAACTAGAAGCCTCAAAAGATCACCACGACATTCTAAGACTACAAGGCGCTATTGCTGAGTTGCGTAGATTTAAAACACTTCGTGACGAAGTAGTTAAGGGAGCAGAATAATGAATAAGAACGCTAGAAAAGTTAAAGGTGCAAAAACCCGTAACGGTAAGCCTGTATGGATTAATGATGAGAATGACGAACCATACTCAGAAAAATCTATGTCTTTTGAATATGGCGATGGGCAACTTGTAACACCTACAATCGATCCTAACACAGGTGAACGCTACAACTTAGATAAGCTATTCGAATATTATAAAGAGAATGGTCCATACGATATGTACACAGGTGAAAAGCTACCTGTATTCGAGGATATCAAAACTGCGGATGAGTATTCTAAATGGCGCTCAGATAACATCTTTAATTTCGATCTATCAGAACAAGAATTCTACACAGGTGAATCTGGTTTGTACTCCAAGCAAGATGGTTCTGACACAAGTTTTTCAGATAGAAAACAAGACATGATCGATATTGCGGCAGGAGCTAGGGACAAAGTTTATGACTTATTTGGTATATCTGATGATGAGAAGACAGGCTTTGCGTTGGGCGGTTATCTTAGCTCACTTAAAGGCATCACAACAAAAGAAGGTGAAGAAATGGCTAAAGAAAAATTTCAGTTAGACCGTAAAAAAGCCGACAAGAACGGTGACGGTAAATTAAGTAAGTATGAAGAAGCTACAGGCGAAGCCATACAAAAAGCTATGGATGATGATGAGCTAATTGAAATGTCTCATGGCGGTATGGCTTGCGGTATGATGTCCGATCCAGAAAGCGGTAACGAAATACCAATGGGATCTAGTGCTGAAAATGTACGGGACGATATCGAGGTAATGATATCCGAAGGGGAATACGTTCTCCCTGCCAACGTAGTTAAATGGCACGGTCTAAAACATATTATGGATATGCAATCAGAAGCCGAAATGGGCTTGATGAGCATGTATGATACTGGGCTTATCCAGTACACAGACGAAGAAGGTGCTGAAGAACCTGAAGAGGTAGAAGCAGCAGAAACGGATGCTCCTGAAGAGGACATCGAAGTCGAAGTCGCTACTGTAGAAGTAGACGACAAACTTGATGACGATGAGGAAACGGAGGAGATTTCCCCACGTACATCAAACCTACCAAGTATGATGCAGCGAAAGAGTTATGCATTTATATCTTAAATAAGGGCTACTCGCTTTATGCGACCCCCGTGAGGCAATAATGGCAAAATATCGAAGAATAGAAGAAGAAGACAATGGTCTATCTTATGCAGAAGAATTCAAAGCTGAAAACCCTGCGCAAGAGCCTGAAGTAGTTGAAGGTGAAGATACAACATATAAGAAAAGATATGGTGATCTCCGACGACACTCGCAACAGTTAATGCAACAAAAGGATCAAGAGCTTACCAAGATGAAAGCTCAACTAGATCAGGCCGCAAAAGGTCAGATTAAATTTCCTAAGACAGATGAAGAGATTGATGTCTGGTCTAAGAAATATCCTGATGTAGCAAAGATTGTGGATAGTATCGCCCAAAAACGTGCTAATGAAGCACTTGCAGAGGGCGAGAAGCGTATGGAAGGATTACGTCAGTTAGAAACTAAGCTTACTAAAAAGGAAGCTGAACAAGAGCTGATGAAAGTACATCCTGACTTTGGTGATATTAGACAAGACCAAGGATTCCATGAATGGGTTGCTATGCAACCAAGCTATATCCAAGATGCTTTATATAAGAATAATACAGATGCTAGAGCAGCTTCTCGTGCAATTGATTTATATAAAGCTGATAGAGGTTCTTCTAAAACTAAATCTAAATCAGCGGCTCATGCTGTAGGCAGAACATCTTCATCTACACCTAAAGCGGCTGGTCGTGCATCCTTTTCGGAAAGCCAGGTGCAAAACATGAGTATGCATGAATACTCTAAGCAAGAGGCGGCAATAGAAGAAGCTATGAGTAACGGTAACTTTGACTACGACATAAGTGGTGGCGCAAGATAGGGTGTTGCAATGACACTTAACTAATGTTATAATAAAGGTGAAGCGGCAGAGAATTATACTTTGCCCTTCACAGCTTTTTGGAGATACGTCCCTAAAGACATATCTTCTGAGAGCTAAACTTCTCAACATCAGAATAGAGCCACCTTCAAGGTCTACCTCCAATTCTGTTTTTTTATCCAGAAGAATATCGACGTTTAGTCCACCAGTGTGGTGAAGCCCGTCTACTACTTAGCTGCAACTAACTAGTTTACGCACCTTCATAAATCACTGCCACTTAATTGTCCTCTTCGGTGTTTGTTCGGGTTTCGACCCCGCCATTCTACAAGGAGTACAACAATGGCATTTCCAAAAGCAGCAGGTCATGGCAACCTGCCCAACGGCAATTTTTCGAGTGTAATTTATTCGAAAAAAGTCCAAATGGCTTTCCGCAAGAATACAGTTACGGGAGCTATCACTAACTCTGACTACTTTGGGGAAATTGCATCCCAAGGTGATACCGTTAATTTGGCGGCTTAGTAGAGCAATCTACTTCGAACAACTCTGTGAATTGCTGGGACATCTCTATGAGACAATCAGCAGCGAAGCCTAGAAATAGGAACGTTCAACGACTATCTCGAAAGAGAGTAGAGCCAAGCGGCTCGAAGCGCAGAGCATCCCCAGTGGATGATGATATAGTCTGATCTACATGGTGACATGTAGCAGCTTTAAAAAGCGGAATAAGAACTAGCGATCTTATTTGAACATATTGCAGAATTATCAAAGAACCAGAAATTTCTGTGTCGCAATACCAACGTGGCACGCAAATAGCTGCACAAGATTTAGACGATGAGGATTTTTCTTTAGTCATCGATAAAGCTAACTACTTTGCATTTAAAATGGACGATATTGAAGAAAATATGAGTCACATTAATTTTATGTCACTTGCTACAGATCGTGCAGCACATCGTTTGGCTGATCAGTATGACCAAGAAGTATTGGGCTATTTAGCTGGTTACAAGCAGTCTGCATTACATGCATCTGCAAGTGCAGTAAATGATATAGTAAACGGTGATAAAGCAGTAGATTCTGCTGGATCAGACGAATTGTTATCTTCAATGAAGTTAAACAAAGGTTCGTTTGGTAACATCACAACGTCTTCTGCTGGCGATCACTCGATCCCATTAGCGGCACGTTTACCAGGTGCAACTGCACTACCAACAGGTACAGCTTCACCAGCAATGGTTGTAGCTCGTATGAAGCGTCTACTAGATCAACAACAAGTTGATACAGCAGGTCGTTGGTTGTGTGTAGATCCAGTATTCATGGAACTATTAGCAGATGAAGATTCACGCTTCATGAACGCTGATTTCGGTGAAGCAGGTGGACTACGCAACGGTTTGACTTTGAAGAATTTCCACGGCTTCCGTGTATATACATCTTCAAATTTACCAGCAGTTGGCACAGGTGCAGGGACTTCAGGCGCAGCTAACCAAAACGATAACTTTGGTGTTCTAGTAGCGGGTCATGACTCAGCAGTCGCAACAGCAGAACAGATCAATAAAACGGAAACATACCGTGATCCAGATAGCTTTGCGGACATCGTTAGGGGCCTACACTTATATGGTAGGAAGATTCTTCGTCCAGAAGCTCTTGTTACTGCTAAATACAACGCAGCGTAAGGAGATACAAAAATGGCGTTAACTTCCCCAGTTCGTTTAGAGACAGCAACAATTGCACACGGTTCTCTTACAACAAACTCAGTACATGATATCGGTACAGTACCACGTAATTGCGTAGTCCTTGCCGCAGGTTCTGAGTGTATCGCAGCAGCTACTGTTGGCGGTGCAAACGCAGTATCATTAGGTGTGACAGGTGGCGACATCGATGCACAAGGTACTGTAGATATAAATGCTGGTAAAGCAGCCGCTGCAATTGTTACAGCCGCAAATGGTTTAACAAATGTAACG